GTTCCTGATAGAACAAAACAGTTTATTATGAATTCGTAACATCCAGGTCAACGAGCAAGAATAGAGTGAATGAAAAGACCGATTATAAATGTAGGTCGTTCAGTAATTCATTGATACATTAAGGTCGCCTAACACCCTTGTATATCTATTTTTCGTTCTAGTAAGTTGGAGAAATGTTATCATGAAATTTTAAATTTGTCTAGTTTTACCGTTGTAGTGACGGAAACCCCTGCAGAAAGAAATATTTTCAGAGAATACAGGTATCAAACTTATTATTTTCTATATCTAAAAATTTTAAATATTATTATTGCCTAAATTGAATTGTCTCAACCTTAACTTTTAACAATATGGAAATCGTAAAAGCTGAGGGGGTAATTACTAATCTTAAGCACAATATTGATGATATAGATAATATCATTAAAAAACATTTTAGAAAGCATAAGGACAAATTTACGTCTGATGCTTTTAAAACAAAGATGCTACAAGTAAGTAGTAAATATTTACGACGTATGCAATTAACATTTACACATTTGAAATACGATGTGTACAATTTTCTAAGTAAATTTAATTATAAATTTACGATAGATTTTGATTTTCTTTTCCATTTATCTTTTGGTATCTATAGATTGATATGTTTTGATAACAAATTTGATATGTTCATGACATTGATTTATGTAGTACATACCTTTTTGGGAAATAAACTTCATCAATACATGGATATAGTATGTAATTGGTGTGACAAATTTATTCTTGATTTAAAATCATTTGGAAAAGTTAAAAGCGAATCTCTTCCTGAGTATTCACCTGAATTCTCATTGAAGAAATGGTTTGATTTAATTATTGAAAATAAGTTAATTAATTCCATAAAAGAATTGTTACTTAATTTAGTTGGTTTAAAGTTTTTTTCTAGAGAAATGACTTCTAGATTCGTTAAGACATTAGGACCTGCCAAACCAGTTTCATTAATTGAACTTTGTCGCAATGTTGTAGAAACTGTAGAAGATTTTATATCCTTTGCCATCAATTACAAGAGTAGTGGTTCTTTTATTTCTGCTTTGTCGCAAAATGACCCTACAATTGCGTTTTTGGAAAAAACTTATGCAATAACACTTAAAGTACGTAATGTATATTTAGGTGATGATTCTAATTTTCAAAGGCTAGAAGCATCTAGATCTGAACATGTTGAAGATATTGGTGCTTCATTTGATAGTTCTAAGATAGCTGCAAAAGATTTTATAATTGAAGTTCGAAATGCAGTTATTGAAGGTGATAGTATTGCCAGAAAAATGAAAGTTTCCACAGCATTTAAATCTAGATTGTATCTATTAAAGGAAATCCGTGATGAGTTGGCTTTAAAAATGAGGTCAAAAAATCGTAGAGCTCCTTTTGGTTTAATAGTTCATGGAGATCCTTCGATAGGGAAATCCAGTATTTTAGTTCATATTTATAAACTATGGAGTAAACATAAAGGATTGATTTATTCTAGAGATTTGGTATATGATAGAAATCCAAAGTCCAAGTATTGGACTAATCATGATCCATTATCTCAACCCATTATACATTATCCTGAACTTGGTTCCGTTAATTCCAATATCGTTAAGAATAAAGGAGATGAAACTATTGATGAAATGTTAATGGTTTCTGATACCCAACCATTTTCGGGAGAGGTAGCAAACGCAGAAGATAAAGGTAAATGTATGATTATGCCTGATTTATTGGTAATTGATTGTAATGATCCTAAAATGAATTTAGAATTTACCAATAATAATCCTGCAGCAATTAGAAGAAGATTTGTATACATTGAAGCAAAAGTAAAACCAGAGTATGCAACTCTTACTGCTCTCGATGAGAGCAAAATTCCTGAAAATCTTGAAGACAAAATGGATTTGTGGAATTTTAGAGTGTATAGACAAATACCTGATGGTATTGTTAAATCAGAAAAAGTAAGCTTGACTGATGGTCCAGTTGATATTTTTGGTTTATCATCCAAACTTATGGAATTGTTTGCTGAACATGATGTAAAACAAGATGGTTTTGGAAAAGCTGTAGCTGAAGACATTAATAAGTATTTGGCGAAATCTGAATCAGAGTCGTCATCTATTTATGATACTTTATTTTATGCTGTTTTCTTCTTCTTTATAATATATCCTGTACATACAATATTTGTTTGTTTAATGTATCTAATGATTAATATCATCTTAGAGTATAACAGACAATATTTTCACTTTCCTTTATTTTTAAAGTTTAAAGCTCTTAGTTTTATTTCTAATAATTTCGTAGATTATAAACTAAAAATCTTTTTCTCTAATACTTATGATACTTTTAGTGTCTTAACATTATTTAGCTATTATTCTATTAAGAGTTTAATGTATGAAAGTGAAGAATATTATGAATATAAGCTACGATTTAACAATTTGTCATTAATGAGAAAGTGTTCAATGTCACTCTTACTTTTTACAATTTCTTTATCTTTCATTAAAATAATATTATCTATTTTTAATATTGCACACGATGTAGTCTCTGAAGGAAATATAGTTGAGTCTTCTGGAGATTTCTCTGAAGATAAAATCAATATTGATGAAGAGATTTCTATTATTGAGAAACAGTCCCAGTCTTCATTTCCACTTCCAAAAAAGAAGAGAGAAGGAGATAAAGATTATGACGTCATAGAAAATACCTTACCTCGTTATATCACAGAAAAGCGTAATTTAGAAAATCCGGATGAGATTAACAATAGCGTGAATAAGAATTTACGTTTTCTTAAGATATCTTATGATGGATTAGTGCAAGAATGCATAGGTTTGGGTATATGTAAAGATTATATGATAGTAAATAAACATTGTGTACCAAAAAGTGGTGCACAAATAGTTAGTTCTCATATTAAAGAGTATGCAAGTTCAATGAAATATCATACTGTAGATCTCCAAAATTTTTATGATGTAGGAGATGATCTTTATCTTTTTAGATTTAGAGGAGAATTATTCAAAGATATTCGTTTTATACTCACCGACTTTAAACATACAAATATCTCAATGGAAGCTAGGTTTAAAAATCATAAAGTAAGAGCTTTCTTTGAAAGTAAAGATGTTACAGTTCATCATAGTCGTGGAAATTATATCCTTCATGGATGTTTAGTATATGAATATCCTGAACATAAGAATGGTGATTGTGGATATCCACTTTTATTAACCGTTAATAAGAGGACTTTTCTTGGTGGAATCCACACAGGAGGTGGAACCACTTCTAGCAATAGTTTTTCAACATTAGTGAGTAAATCTATTCTTGATGAAGCTATAAATAAACTGGATGAAAGTTTGTTAACTAGTATCTCATCTGAAGGTTCTTTAAGATTGTCTAAAGAATCTAGTATTAAAGCTGTTACATCAAAGAGTCCGTTATTGTATGAAGATTGTCCAGGAATTTCAGTAATAGGTAGTATGTCAAATTATAACCAAATATCCCCTAAGTCTACTCTTATTGAAAGTCCCTTACTAGATGATATTGAAACCTTAATAGGAAAGAGTCCATATAGAGAAGATGGTAATAAGAAATATTTACCTCCCTTGATGAAATCCAAAAGAGTAAATGGTCAATATATTGCCCCTTATAATAATTGGGTGAAGAAAGTGGGTGTTGTGAAGAAGACACTTAATCCTAAGATCATGGAGAGTGTTAGTCTAGCAATTACTTGTTATTTACTGAAAGAACTTAAGAAAAAAGGAGTAGATAAATTGACCCCATATAAATTGTCAGTTGCTCAAAACGGGTATCCTGAAAATTTTTATGTAAGAGCTATGAGAAACTCTACTTCTGGGGGGTTACTCTTTCCGGGAAAGAAGAAAGATCATACTTATTCTGTTGAGTTAGATTTTAAAAAAGATTCAGTAATGCCAGATAATGAGATTAAAGAACAAGTTCTGGAAATTATTAATTCATATAATCATGAAGAGTGCTCTCACGACTTAGTAGGAGCACAATTAAAGGATGAACCACGTACTTTTGAAAAATCCCAAGCAGGTAAAACAAGAATTTTTGCTATGTCGAGTTATCCCATGACTCTTGTAAATAGAATGTATCTCATGCCTTTTTATGCATTAATGTGTGAATACAGAGAAATATTTGGAACAAGAGTAGGGATTAACATGCACAGCAATGAAGCTGATAAGATGTATAACGATCTTGTTTCCTTTTCTAAAAATATTATGGAAGGAGATTATGGTGGTTATGACACAAGTATGCCGGTTGATATAGGTTTGATTGCTAATTCTATTGTATTCAATGTTTTAAAGCAATTGGGCTATAATGAGTTTGCTTTAAAAATAGTTAAAGGTATATTATGTGATAATCTTTATCCTACCATGGCTATGGAAGGAAATATTATTCAAGTTCCAGGATTTCAACCATCTGGGAAATATGCTACAGCAGAAGATAATTCTTTAAGAGGTTTAATCCTTATGTATTATGCTTTTGCTGAAATGTGTACTCCATTAGGTAAAGGAAGTATACATAACAAGACAATAGATTATAATATAAATGATTTTTTTAAATTAATCAAACCTGAAACTTATGGTGATGATATGTTAGCATCGGTTAAAGATTCTATTTCATTATTTTATAATAACATCACTTATAGTTCTTTTGTTTCTGATGTATATGGAATGGAATTCACTACTGCAGATAAACACGGTCATACAAGTAAGTTTGTGGATTGTACTAAGATTTCTTTTTTAAAGAGGAGTTTTGTTTACAATCCCTTGTTAGGTAGAATTGTAGCGGTACTTGATAGAGACTCTTTTGTTAAAAGTCTAAGCTATATTTTACCTTCTAAGGAAGTAAGCTTGGAAGTACAAATTGTAGAAACATGTCAATCAGTATTGCGTGAATTATTTTTCTATCATGATAAACTAGACGAATATAATCAAGTTCGTCAGTTGTTTGTAAATACTTTAGAAAAGAGAACTTCTTTTCTTAAAACAGATCTTTATAAATTATTTCCTACTGGGGAAGAACTTTATGAGATTTATAAAAATTAGTTTTTTAAGATGTTTTGTACTTTAAACAAAATATCACTGTATATTAATTTACTTGTAAATAATTATTCTTGATCTGACTTAAAGAATTATTTATTAAAGGAACTATACAGGATAAGTGGAGACCTATTTAGGTTTACTACGATTATATCAGCGCCACTTTGAACTGGGGCGATCCCTCAGTAATAAACAGATATAATTAGTCAGCGTTATATTTTAAGATTGACACATCTATTTATAACGTAATTTGTGTTGCTAAAAATGTTAATATATATGATAATATGGAGCTTAATGAACTCCTATCTCGTTCTGATTTGCTTTCTTTTAAGAAGACAAGAAAAATTGTTATGCCAATTATTAAGAGAAAGCGAAAAGAGGAACAAAAAATTAAAACTCAAGCATTACTTGAAGCGAGAAAAAAGAAGAAAGAAAGGCTTAAGATCAGAAATGACAATTTTGTCGTTTCGGAATCTAATCCAGCCAAGAGTGTTTCTACGAATGATAAAATTACTTTTTTCGGGAATTCTTCGAGTGATATTCCAAATAATTCTGATGATATGGTAACTACTTCCATTGCTGAGTTTTTGAAACGACCAGTGTTAATTGATGATTTTACTTTAGCTTTAGGTACTACTGTTGTTAGATCAATTAACCCTTGGGATCTTTGGTCTTTGAATCCTTCAGTAAGATCAAAGTTGTCTCATTATGCTTATTTTTCAGGTACTATGTGTATCAGAATGACGTTAGCTTCAAGTAAGTATTACTTTGGTTCATTGATGCTTAGTTATCAACCTTATGCTGATAGTAATAGAGTATTAGAAGCATTGGAAAGTAGAATAGGTGATTCAACAGATTTTAAATGTATTTTTAATTATCTAAGTCAATCCCCAGAGAGATGTAATATCAGAGTTGGAGTAGATAATTCTGTTGAAATGCGTTTACCTATGTTTATTCCAAAGGAGAAAATTCGTTTATTTAATTCTGACGGAGCACTTATGACTAACTCTACTTCTTATGAAGAATTGGAACCTTTGGGTAGACTTTACTATTCAACTATAAATTCAGTTCTTTCGGCAACTTCAGATGCTACAAGCGCAGTTAAGTTACAAACTTATGCTTGGATTGAAGACCTGAAATTGTCAGGACTAACAGCTACAGATATTGATATTACAGCAGAGTCTGAGGCAAAACCAGCTTTCGATGTAAAAGCAACAGAGATTGTTAATAAAGCATCTGATGTTAGAGACAAAATTAATAATCATCCTGTTGTTAAGGCATTAGGAGAATCAGCTGGTCAGTATGCTGATGATGAATATAATCCAAAAAATGGTCCTATTAGTACTATGGCTTCTGCAGTTTCAAATATTGCTGAAAAATTTACTGATATTCCCATTCTCGGCGAAGGTGCTCGAGCTACTGCATTTGTAAGTGGAAAAGCTGCTCAATTATTGAAGTTTTTTGGATTTTCAAAACCAGTACTTATATCTGATCCTACTTTTGCCAAGAGCGTCGTAACTGACAATATGGCTCATGCTAGTGGATCTTCTACTTCTTACAAATTGACTTTAGATCCCAAACAAGAGTTATCTGTACAAGCAATTGGTGGAGATAGTGATGTAGATCCTATGGCTTTGAAATTTGTTACCCGTAAGGAATCATATTTTACTACTTTCAGATGGTCAAATAACAAAGTTCCCAGAAGTGATACTATATTCGCAGCTCCTGTATGTCCAAATATCAATACTGTTAATACTACAAATAGTACTTTAGTTCAACCAACGGCATTATCTTTTGCTTCTTCATTTTTTGCTCATTGGCGTGGGACTATTTCTTTTCGATTTGAAGTAATTGCATCATCTTTTCATAGAGGAAAACTTATGTTTATTTATGAACCTAATGGTGCAGGTTTTGATTTAATAGAAAGTAATCCTACCGATATGAATCAACAATGTATATTTTATTTAGATATTGAAGAAGGAAAAGATTTAACTGTGGATTGTAAATACCTCTCTGATAGATTATTTTCTAATACAGCTTTGGGGCCTGATATGGAATTTGAGCAGATTTACTCTATTCCTGACTTTTCTGGTAGTGATCTTACTGTACATAAACAATTATTTAATGGAAATGTTAGTATTGGTAATTTGTATGTTCGTCCTTTTACTACTTTAGTAGGACCTACAAATGCTCCATTTATTGATATTAATGTATATGTATATTCAGATGATATGGAATTAGCTAGACCAATTAATATTGGTACTAGAGATAAATTTGTCACGTCTGAATCACAACCAAGATTAGAAGCAGCAGGGGGTGGAATCCAAAAAGATATTGAAGGAACAACCCGAACTTCAGATACTTATTCACAAATTAATAATGTAATAAGTGATAATAATAATATATATCAATATCATTTTGGTGAAAAAGTAGAGTCTTTTCGAACTTTACTTAAGCGCGGTGTAACTACTTTGCATGGTAGTTTGGATAATACATCTAGTACAAATCAATATCCATTTATAGTATTACCATTATATCCAGTAGTGCCAAGAAATACTTTACCTAAGTATGGTGCAACTAGTATAGCTGCCGATGCAGCGTTTTATAGTCCTCTAACTAATGAAGATGGAACAACTAGATCGCTCTTTAGTGAGTTGGCTTTATCATATCTCTTTGTTAAGGGAGGCTATAGACATAGAGTTGCTATTAGTTTAGATCCTGATGAGAATCATAAGGATCTCACTTATTATGTATCCATGTGGAACTCCATTAATGAAACAACATCATTTGATAATTATGAATGGGATCAGGGAACAACTAATGTAGATGTATATCACACGAACAATTTATCAAGTTCTATCTTTCATTCCGGTAATACTGGGATTGTAGATGTAGAAGTTCCATATCTTTCCACTAATACATATGAGTTATCATGTAGACGTGCTGTTGAAGCAACAAATTCAACAGCAACTTTATTTAAAAATGATCCTTCAAATTTTATTATATCTCTAGATCAACTTGATTGTACAACTGAATCAGGATTTGTGAGAAAATTTGTTGATTATACCTCTGCAGCAGAGGATTTTACCTTTTTCAGATTTCAAGGTGCTGCATTTGTGATTCAATCATAAATCTGAATTGAGTGAAAACTCTCAATATCTATAATTGAGAGTTTGTTTAATTAAAGTATTGACTTTAATCTTTTATTTTCTCTCAATTATAATGACGGGCGGACGTCTAAATAAAAATACGATAGTGTAGGAATGCACTTTTGTATTCCGCACTTTTTCATGGATTGGAACCCAAT